GAAAGAATCTGTGAAGCTGAAAGAGAAGGAATCGCAGATGAAGGATTTCTGCAAGCAAACCGGACGAAGCGTAGATACCGCCAGAACGCAGGTATCAGCCGTATATGACGGCAACGGTAACTTGGTATCATTTAACCGCTCAGTCAGCGGAAAAGCTGTATGGGCGAATAAGAAAGCGAGGAAATAAGCATGAAAAAAGAAGAACTGATGAAACAGTATGAGGAGTTGAAAGGAAAAGGCAAGGAGCCGGAAATGATTTTCCTGTATATTCACATGCCGACGGGAGAGACAGAAACCATTGTCAATCCGAATGTTGAGGAGAAGATGAAGTACATTGACCACACCTACAATGAAGACCTGGTTCATGCGAACTGCAAGGACATCTACATTGAGCAGGCTTGTATCTATGCAGATTTTGGACCATCCATGATGTTTTCGGATGCATATATGCTGATGAAACAGGGCATGAAGGTAAAATTGCCGAACTGGGGCGGTTACTGGTACTGGGATACTGAGAAGAAAACAATCATGATGCACACCAAAGACGGAGAAGAACTGGATATTCGCCAGACAGACCGCCCGGAGTACACCTTCG